CCACTGGTGCGCACTAGCAGGCCCTATGAGGCCCCACCAGTGCCCCCCCCCCCCCCTAAATCTACGCCAGGCACCCCCTATGGGGGCAATTGGGCGCGTTGAGGGTGAGGGAGGGGCTCGCGTGAGTCTAATAAATTTCAGGTCCAGGTATAGACGTGCACCGGGAGCAATCCCCATGCTAATACGGGGATACTCTAGGGATAGCCCAGGACATTACTCAGCAGCGTACAGCAGCTCAATTGCAGCTACAACAGCAGCCTCTCGCGCAGCAGCCGTAGCCTCGGGAGTAGTCAAGTCCCCGGCATCAACCCACTGTGCCTGCAGCGCTAGCATCTGCTCGTCCAGTGCATCCGGGAATGCACGCATCCCCCATGGCACCACCTTATCGCGCTTACGGATATCTTCTATAGTAATATCGTAGCCCGATTTGTTGGCGTAGTACTCCATGATTGCTCTGGTTAGAATATCCAGGTCCCGCAGTAAAGTGCCTTGCATTATTTGTACCCCGCTACTCGTAGTTCTTTCATATAGTTGAAGTCTGTGTTGTTGGTCATGCTCACGTCCAGGGTCCAGCTATAAGCCAGCCCGTTAGTAGCATCATCCATCCGCACAAGCCCAGTGGTCCCAGCAGCCGTAGCCACAAGGTAGGTGTCTTGCATACCGGATGCAGCTACCCGGGTATTAGTCAGAGCGGTATAAGGAACCTCCCCGATATTACCGTCAAACGCTAGCATCTTCCGCAGCGACATCTGCACAGTACTACCCTTGAGATAAGCGGCGTCCGCAGCGCTATTGAATCGCAAGTAACAGCGCATATCATCTATAGCTTTAAACTCCTCGCCCAGGGCGTGCTGGAAGTACAAAGATACGTCCTGCTTAGTGCTGACGAGCTTATTGTTGTCCCAAGACTGTGTATCTCCCTTACCGTTCAGCAGCATAGCGGCTGGTCTCAGATAGTGATACCGGCGCTGCCAACCCTTGACCGTGTTGTTCTGCAGGAACCAGGCGTGGGTATTTGAACCGCCAAAGCGCACACTCTTAGGCTCAAACATAACCTGGTTGTTAGTGGCGTTGTTGTTGCCAAAGTACAAATCATAGTCGCAGTTGTAAGGACTGACTGCATCCACGATAACGTACTTACCTCGCAACGACACCGCATGCCCACAGTTGACCGCGGTAATGTTCTTGAACACATTCGGCCTAGAGGCTACGTTAAAGCTTGAATCGGTGTAGTAGTGTGACACCGCGCTGATAACCTTAGACGTCGGGGTCCCCTTGATGGTAATACCCTCGACTCTACAGCCTACCAGGTTGTTCATCAGAACACCCTCAGAGGATTGCGTACGGCCCAGTTCGTGCACTGTGATATTGTACATCTCACAGTCTTCACACAGGTTAAATGCCCCGGCGCTGCCGTTAGGGGTGCCGTCTGCCATAGGCTGGTGCTGCACAGCATCGTGAATAACGCAGTTGGTGCTGTTGCTGATAAAGCCGATACTGTAGTAGGTTTTGCTCTGATTAGGCTGCACCACTTCTAGGTTCCACGCCTTGCAGCGGTGGTTAGAAGGGGTCTCCGGAGGTGTATCTGAACCCATACCAATCAGCTGAGTCCAACCGGAACCGGTGATGTTGTAGGCTACGCAGTCCTGAGAGTTCACAAAGTTAATACCGTATCCACCATCCGTATAAGGGGACAAGTAGATTGCATCTAATCTCAGGTCATGCACAGAGGCATTTTTGCATTCGATGAAACTGGGGTTATCTCGGATGTACTGCTTCTGCGCCGGGTTAACGTAGCTGGTATTAACGGTGCTCTTACCTGCCCAGATACCACTATCATACGCAGCAAATACCAGTGTCCGGTTAATCTCGTAGGAGCTACCGATTACAATGGCACCGCGCCCCTTGCTAAAAACCGGATTCTCGAACACGATGCGGGAGCCTGGCCCAACGCCGAATAACTCGATACCGCTCAGCAGGAACACCGGGTAGGTGCACCGGTAGTACTGGTCAGTGCTCGGCACGAACACGCGCGTAATACCTTTAGCATGAGCATCCCGAATAGCGGTCTGGATTGCTAGGCAGTCGTCGTTTACCCCATCACCCTTGGCTCCGTAATCGCGCACATCCACGTAGTCTAAACCCAGTACAGGGTGGCGTGCTTGCACTAATTGAGTGAGTGCCATTTATCCTCCGGTTTTAGTGAGTGCCGACACTGCGGCATTTACATTGTTAAATTTATTGCCAATGGCTTTGCTCTGCCACTGCCTACGTTCCCACAGGCCCCAGCACACTTTATTGCGCTGCCCATTAATGTACTGGGAGCAGTCGAAGGTCCAGCGGTTGCCGCCCTTGTACACCCAGCCGGTGCCGGGGGACTTCTGCTGGTACTTGCTAATATAGCGCCAGTCCAGTACAGCCCTTCCGGCCGCGGCGTAATCCAGGCTCTTAAGATGCCGCTTCACGGCACTGCCATTGAAGCCAGCTACACCCACGTTATAAATGAAGTCTACAGACCCAACCAGAGCTACGTCAGAGAGCTGCACAGGAAGCCCGTCAAGAGCTTTTGCGTGTTCCCCTGCTGATTCTATCAGTTGCCTCTGACAATCGCTTAGTGTGGCTCTCTGGCCCATCTTGACGCCCTTTGTCTCTCCATAGCAGATGGTAGGGACCCCGGCGCTATCCTTGTATGCGGTAAGGCTCAGACCCTCGTTGTGCTGGACTACTCCGGTAATAGCCCCGCCAAGCATAGTGGCCCCCGTGAGGGCCGCAATAACCTTAGTCCTTAAACTCATATTTAATAGTCCCCTTACGTGCCTGCTCCTCTAGGAGCTTGAATGTACGTCGCTTGTAATACGCACTCCACGCCAGGGTTAGCACTGCGCACACAGTCGCAGTGATGAAGCTGATAGTGCTCCAGTTCCAGCTCATTAACTCTGCCAACCAACCTCCTGATACCGTAGCGCCGGTAACTGCTGCACCTGCCCGGGTAGCGAGGTCAGACCCAACCACGTCTCCTACCTTAATCATCCTGCTGCCCCTTCTTCCTGAACAGCTTACGAATCACCAGAATGACCACTAGGAAGACCAGAGGAATGCTGGCCCCAGCTAATCCGGCGAGGATAAGACTGTAACTATCATTGTTAACCACCTGCAGGCGCTCTGCCTGGATTGTCCCGGTGCTAATAGTTTGCACCTGCTTCTTACTGGACGTGTCCAAAGTGCCTACGTTAGAATCCTGTACATCAGTTTTGTTGGTGGTGCTGGAGTCCACCTTGTTACTCAAGCCAACGGTTTGCTTGGTGTTCTCGGCACCAACCTGAGCAGATACATCCGGCTTAGAACCAACTAAGCCGGTGAGTGCAGAGGTCGCCGAGCAACCAGTCAGAGTAACCGCGAGCAGTAACCCAGCGACCAGCTTACGCATTAGCTAGCAGCCTTCACTGCGTCTACTGCAGCTTCCAGCGCAGCAATCTTGGTATCGAAGGCGACACCCGTCTGGGCCACGTTCCGCGGCTGCGTAAGGATTACGTACAGGTCCTTACCGAGAATGTTCAGCTGACGCAGCAGCTCCTGCTGTTGTGCTGAGGTTGCTTTTGCAATTGCCATAATATATTCCTTATAAGTTAGGAGAGAGCGATACCAGTAATAACACCGCCGGTCACTGCAAAGGTAACGGTGTCGGTGAAGGTGCCTGTGGGGGCTACTCCGGTCAGCGCTTGACCGTCAGTAACGATAGCGGCCGTGGCTGGGGCTGCTACGCGAGACACTACGCCGCCGGCTACTACAGCGGAACCTGTTACGGTTTTGTTATTAGTACTGTCAGCAATAGTCACTGCATCTGTATTACTGACCATTGTAGTGGCCTCAGGCAGTACTACTTGCTTTAATGCCCCGTCCTCCACCTGTAAAGTGCCGGTAATGTTCTGTGCACTGGTGCTGTTCGTCACCTTACCCGTAGCGCCATCGCTCACGATAACCTGATTATCCGGGGTAGCTGAACCGGTGGCAGCTAGTGCAGCCACCAGTGATTCTCCTGCCGTATCTACAGCAGGACCTAATGCCAACAGCGGCCCTGTATCGTGTGCAAGAGTCACGTACTTATCTAACTCAATGGCAGCGTCACGTACTGCTTGACGTTGCGCCAAAGTGGAACTTGCAAATGCCATTATCTTCTTCCTCTATGTTGTTTGCCTCTGCCTCGGTTATGCAGCCGAGCAGCTACACCCCGAAGGCCCTTAGACACTTTACTCTGTGCCCAATCCAGCGGGTTCTCAATGAAGGCCCGAGCCATCTTCTCAGACTCACGCTCAGCCACTACTTTCTCATCTTCCACCAGGTGCCCATTCAGCGTAGCCACCATCATGGCGATTGCGTCTGCTCGGTCATCCTTCGCCAGACTGCCGCGGTCGTACGTGATACCGGACAACTGCGCGAACGCAGAGTACAGCCAACGCCTATCGCGGGAGTACGCCATACAGGTACTGATGTCGTCGTGAATGGCACGCTCATGCACTACCAGGCGATGGCGACGAGTAACTGGGCTGATTGTGTCGATGATACGACGCTCTTTCTGCGTGGAGTTGTTCAGGTCCCGTACACCGATACCGGCGAGACGTCGCTCCCGTAACCGGTTCAGGATAAGCATAGACACAGTACCGTGCCCCATGTTGCTCTCCACCACCATATCCGGGATGTCTAACTCTACGCACAGGTCAATCAGTTTATCAATGTTCTCTTCGCTGATACCTCCTTGGAAGCCGCCTACGGAGAATAGGTGAATGTACGAGTTCGCAGCGCCACCAGCAGCGTAGGACACTTCGTCCCCACCACAACCAGCAGGGTCCACCACCAGCACCTTATGCTGGTACGGCAGGTGCATATCCCCGTAGAACGCCGGGAAGTACATCTGCTGACCCATAATCCCCTCGTGCTCGTGCTGATACAGGTACCGGCGGTCCGCGATGTAGGAGAACGTCTCTGGGGAGGAATCCTGACTGCCAGAGTAAACCAGCATATCCGAAAGCTTGATGCGCGTACGCATTTGGTCAGACAGGGTGGTGTCGAGCATGTACTGCAGCTGGAAGCCTTCCGGACCGAAGTCCAGCTCCTTCTCAATCAGTGCATCCTCGTCATAGCGCCCGGTGTCCGTACTCTCGCCTAGCGTCCCATCGACGCCGAAGCCGGTGCGTTTATAGCCGCGCTCAATAAGCTCCAGGATATAAGGAGCAAGTGTACTTCCATATCGCTCTTCCATTTCAACAGACGGAATGCGCCCGGGCCACACGCGGACCTCGAAGCCACGTCCCGGCAGAGTTTTATAGATACTGTCCTTGGTCTGTGGTGTACCCAGGTACAGCGTATCCCCGTGCGTGCAGATAGCTGCGAAGTCTTTAGAAATCATCAGTAGCTGCTCACGCTGGGTTTGCGTTAGGCCGTTCTTGGTGGTCTCAATCCTGTATATTAAAGGGAGGACGTTACCTCTCCCCCTACCTACTACTTGTTACCCCAGCGACGGTTGCCTGCGTCTGATAAGTTCTCAGAGGCTGGGATAAATCGGCACGTACTCTTGGAGTAAGTACGACTACCGCTTAAATCTTTATCTAGGTGATATCCGGCCGAATCAAGCAGCCAATCACTATAACCTTCCAGAGCAGTAATCTCTGAGTTAAAGGTTGTGAAGTTATGCCAAGCAGGGTGGACTGTTACGTCCTCATAGCCCTTCTCTTGTGCTGTTCGTTTAATCATGTTAGCCCATAGGTCATAGTGCTTACGAACCACGTCCCCAGACTCTCTGGTAGGAATCCTCATACCAGATCCGATATACCCGACCCCATATACCGATGGCCGTAAGTAATCTTTAACCTTACCATACACAATGTTCTGTGTCTTAGCCACAGCCTCATACCCAGACTCAAACCTCACAGTCCAGAAAGGGCCGCCTTCATGACGTATTAGTGTGAATGTAGAGCCTTGACGGTTTTTAAACTTAGCGCCGACAGTGTATTTCGACATTGCTATTCTCCAAATTGTTAAGTAGTAGATACTGCATGTTCCCATACAGAGTAGACTATATCTTCACTCAGTAATCACTGAGGCCCCCCGCTTCCTGGCACTTGCCAGTACTCCTTACGGATAGTCGTTACACGTTCCTCAAACGAGGCTTCGCTCGGCATTGCCCGGTCTGGGCTTCCACCGAATTCAAGGGGTTTAATGACGACCATGATGTTAATCGTCAGGAATCAGCAGGTCCGCGCGCTTCCCCTGCAGGGATGCAGTGATACCTACACAGGCTACGCTGGCGGATTTGTCCAGCGGTTTCAGGTCACAGTTGACATCATAGCCTTCGAATGAAGTACGGTCCCCACGAGTAGGGTCAGCCTTCAAGTAGCACAGCAGCGGCCAGGTTTCCAGCATACGGATGATAAGGTTCGCAACGTCGGACGCCTGCTTCTCTGCACCGGACACAATCAGGATACGGCATGATTGGTCCTGGATGAGCCTCCAGACGGCGTACAGTGCAGCTAGTGTAGACTTAGCTTCACCACGCTGTGCGGCCACCATACGCTTCCTAGGGCCCTTCTGCATGTACTCTGCAATATCGGCCTGCATGTCCGTGAGAGTAAAGCCCAGGAACCGCATACCGATGTATGCGAATTCCCGGAAGTCGCTTAGCGCTGCGGCCATCATCATTGCGATGTCCTCGCGCTCCTCTTTGGGAATACTGCGCGGATTCGCACTATAACTAGTAAGTTTCTGGTTGAGCATGCGCAGTCTTCGCGCAGTCTTCACCGATACCATTAGACAATTCCTTCTAGTAAGTCCTCAGAGTCTGAGCCACTAATCCTGTTTAAAATCTCTTTCTTACGCGCCTCTCTACGCGCCGCTAGTTCGTCATCGAATTCATCACGAAGGTCCTGCATCTCCTCAGAATCTGCATCCGCGGTAATGTCATTGTCCTTCAAGAACTTAGCGATAACTGATTTATCTGCGGCAGGGAGCGGCACCTCGTCTTCCTTAGACTGCTTGATTTCTTCAATCAAGGCCTCAGTGAACATGCGGTGCAGCTCCGAGAGGCGACTGCGTTTAGCCGCCCCTGCCATACTTCCTCCTACTACGACGTCAGCACCCCGCTGGTGCGCAGGGCTGCCAGCAGTGCATTTAGTTGTACTACTACATCACCTGTATCCGTTGCGTCGGACACAGCTGCTGCTTTATCCAGATATGCCAAATCCCCCAACGAGTCAGCTAAGTAATCAACAGACGCTTGTGTAGCAAAGCCGTCACCTGCAGTTACGTCAACCCCCAGTCTGGCAGCTACAATGGTACCCGCAGGGAGAGTCTCGGCAAATAGTATAGTATTGTCTACTATCTCGAAGCTGTAACCGCGAATTTGCCCAACCCCGTTAATCTCCACTATAGCCTTAGTGAATGCTAGGCCAGGGGTCACTTCGTCCGTATCCTCGGTCAGCACCGTGCTCCACGGGTAGCTAACTGTCTCTACCCCGCTTATAAAGGTGTTCTCCAAAGCGGACGTGCGCATACTCAAGGCATCGTCAGCGGCCTTCCGCGTAGCGGCCTCTGCGTCAATACGCCGCCCCAGCAAGGCGTCAGCGGCGTCGACGTATGCCTTAGTAGCAGCATCCTGGGAGTTGGTTGGGTTGGCTAAGTCGGTTATGCGGTACCCGTTCATACTAATAGTGCCGTAGAATCCGGGGATAGCCCTACCCTCCACCAGCTCTTGCGCCAAGTGCAAGAACTGCGTGTTCTGAGAGTCTACGTTCACCTCGATGAACGGAGAGCCACTAGCAAACTCAATGTACAGGTACTCTCGCTCGGTCTTACGGATTAGCAGTACCGTGGTATCTGCTTCTAAGGCTGCGTTCAGCCTAATATTAGTAGAGCTGGTCCAGGTGTACCCAGTGGTTTCCTCCCCGTCTAGGTATACATGAATATAGGACTTGTCCAAATACTCAATATCGCACTGGATATCCTGGGTACCAGCTGACTTGATTTGCTCTTGCCAGCTGAATGCCACGTTAGTCGTCTCCAAAGTTATTGATGATAGCTCGCGTAGGTGCGAATTCCTGGATTAACGGTACCAGTCTAAGGAATGTCTTGATGTCGGAATCCCCTGTAGCCAGCCCCTGCAGAGCCCCCAATACCCCAGTGATATAACTCATTGACGCTAGGGAGTGTCTCGGAGTGTCCCCAAGGAATGCAGCTGACAGCATGGATATACCGCCGATAGCACTCATACCCAGAGCAGCCTCGCTAATAAGTCTGCTAGTATCCGCCTCTTTGCCATCCATACTATGTTTAGCCATAGTAGCCAGCAGCATCAACGGGAACTGGTAAGCCATGATGTGTGCCACACCAATCCACCCGGCGTCGTTCAACTCTCTGCGGAGAATCTTGTTAGTGGCCGCCAGTGCAAAGCTCTGGTAGCCGACAATAAGTTTACCGATAGGGTTGAACTGTGCGAAGTGGGAGGTTTCACCTGTACGCACCTGCTGCACTACATAATCCATCATGCGCGTCCCTACAACCTCAACTTGCATTTGCAGGTCCGGCTGGAACATAGCGCCCGGGTTAGCCTTGTTGGCAGCTATAGCGCGGTCCGCAACGTCACGGGTAAGTCCGAAACGCTCCAGACGCTTAAACGCCTCAGCATCACCCTTGAACATCTGCGTAAGCTCATCCGCGACAATACCGGAGTTCAGGTTAACCTGCAGCCGATGCACCATGCTCATACCGTTGACGTGACGTGCAGCCTGCCCAACATTCTGGGTGACATTGAACCAGGAGGCCTGACGGGTCAGGTCCAGGTTATCGTCAGCGTACGTATTCAGCCAGCGGAAGCGCATATCCCTTTGGATGTTACCGCGCAGTACAACATCTAGGCGCGATGCCATATCCGGGGTATTGATAGCCACAGAACCCTCTTTGAACCAGGGCTGGTCTCGCATACTCCGCAGGACCCTGGCCATACCGAACTCCTTCATAGCCAGGACTGTGTCGGTTATCTGGTACAGCCCGGAGTTCTTGAGCATTGTGGCGTTCGCCATATTACCAGCTGCGCGCAGCAGGTCCGGAAGCTGCCCCGCATCAGCGGGTGCCCCGCCCAGGATAAAGTCGATAGTATCATTGACAGTCTTCTCCCACTTGGCTGGATTAGCCAGGGTATGCTTAGATTCATCAATCATCTTACCCAACTGCCCCAGGTCCTGTACACCTGCGTAGGCCATACCAACACGCCCAGACATACGGTTAGTATACCCGTGCATAACCTTGGCTACATCAGTATCCATCAGGTCCTGCATGCGCATGCTCTTACCATTCACCAGATACTCTTTGTCCATGTTGAACCGAGTACGCTGGCGCAGGTTCCGCGCAGGGGATGTGCTACCGGATTCGCGTACATTCGCGGCTAGGAAGCTCTGGATGGCAGACTCATCTACACCAGCGCTGCGCATAGCCATAACGACCTCATCGTTGCCCATACCGTTAATCAGCTGCTTCCACATAGGGCCAGACTGTCCGGCACGACCATTGTAGATACCGTCAACCATCTCCTTAGCAACGCGCTGCACTGTTTCGGATTCCATGCTCGGATATACATCTCGCAGAGCGGAACGGAACAGGGACCGGTAATCGTCCAGGGTATTGCCTTGCATAATACCTTGGCGCATCTTGTCGTAGCTATACTGGCGCGGGAAGTAGTAGTCGGACTTAACCAACGCCCCATCGTCAACCAAACCAGCTGCGCGCATATGCTCATACCACTTACCAGCCCAACCGGACCTACGGTATGCGTCTACCAGAGGGGCAATCTCTGCATCAGGTACAGGCACAGGGCGCCCATGAACTTCGGCACTATACGCAGAATCTAGGTACGTACCTAAACGGCCCTCTAACTCAGCACGTGCAGTCCTGAAAGACTGGCGGTGGAAGAACCGTGAGAGCATACCTACGCCACGGTCCCGCAGCGCACCAATAATAGCATCTTCTACTATGCTGGCGCTTGCGTCCATCTCTAAGGTGAGGTTGCGCTTGAAGTCTACTACTGATGGCTTACGTCCGCCTACTGCCGTAGCATCCGATACAAGCAGTTTAGCCAAGTCTTCGTTACCTTGTGCGATATTATCATACAAGGAGAACATAGTGGCAAACTTACTCTTAACACCATCCAGCATAGCTTGAGCACCCTTAGCCTCGTTGAGGGTAGTACTGCCTGCTAGGTCCTGAAAGGCTTCGCTGCGGAAGCTCTGGGCTTGGTCTGCATAATCCTTAGCTGTCCACTTAACGGCATCCTCGTACGCATCCAGGACATCTTCCAAGGCAGAGCCTTTGGCCTTGATGCCCAGAGCGTTCATGATGTACTCCCCGACCTGGCGTAGTACGCTCTTACCGCTAGCAGATTGGGTGCGCGCTAGGTACTCCACCCACTCCGGGCTGTCGCCTAGTCCCGCCAGCATCTCGTGCACATCACTAGCATAATAGCGCATACGCCCAGTCAGCGTAGCGTCAGCAACCACAGCAGCGCGTACGTCTTCCAGACGCTTGGCCAACTCCGGGTTGCTGTCAACGGCGCGCGCGGTGGCGGCGTGAATCAGTTCGTGCACAGCTACACGACTAGTGCCTGCGTCCATGGCGCGCAGTGCGTCCCCAGCCGTCTCCCACGTAGTGCCGTTGGCGCTCTTAGGTGCGCGCAGTGATACCTCTCCACGCAAAGCTAAATCTCTCTGGGAATAGGTATACCGGCTACGGTTTGCTGAACCGGCCACCAGTTTAAAATCAATGTCGTTTACGGCATCGCCCAGAGTATCCAGAATAGCCTTCTGGCCTGCTGTCAAGTGCGTAGATGTTTTCAAAAACTGGATTACGTGCTGTGCCTTCACAGTCACTGCAGCAGCATTATTACGGGATACCGGGATACTCTCATCCAGCGCCCTAGTGAGGATATCCTCCCCCTCTCCTACTCCTGTAACATTAGCGTCCCTAGCTGTACGAGTTGTAGGCGCATCCGTGTCAAAAGCAGGCTCACGCCCAGTACGGGCCCTGGCAGCAGCCTTGGCGGCCCTAGACATATCCCAGAGTTGGTCCAGTCCTGCTACCCCAGCAATCAGCGCCGTGACCGCGGCAGATTGCCCCAGTTGGTCCTGGGCATACATTGCTGTACCTACGTCAGCAGCACGGATAGCGGAGCGTACGACCAGGCCGGTGCGCCCAGCAATGCCCGCCGCAGACACAGGGGCCAGGATGAATGGAGAATCGCCTACCAACATACCCGCGAACCCTGCTACTGCATTGTCCGCCATTAAGCGGTCACGGTCACGCTGCTCAAGCATTTGCTGCATGCGGTAGTTGTAATCTTCGACCGACACCGAGTCGTGCAGGTACTCAATCTCTTCCTGGTTTGGGGCGTACAGCTTAGCTCGGGTGTCGCTGCTTAGAGTCTGCTTAGCATTAAAGTTTAGGTCCCGGTCGAATGTTGGGGATAAGGCTTTACGGATAGCTGCCCCTACAATACTGTTTCCCATACCCGATGCAAAGCTCTCCCCAGCGGTAGTAGCTGGGGTCTTGGCCTGTGCCAGTAAGGAGGCACGCTCCAGTGCGTTTAAGCCGTTGTCTCCGGCATCGTTCCAATCTACGCGCTCAGGCGCAGGTTTAAGTGTTGCGCCCTTAGCAGAATCCTTTTCCTGTGGATTCGGTTCTTGGTTCAGAAACTGAGCCATAATATCTCCTAAAAGAATTTTGATAAGGGGAGGCCCCGAAGGGCCTCTGGTTAGTGCGTTGCTTCAAAGAGCCAATCACGTAGGTTTTGTTCCAGGTACTTCTTACGCTCAGGTTGGGCCTGCTTGTACGCCGGAGTATTCCGCAGCGCTTGCCAAGCCCTGCCCTGGGCCTCAGATACAGGATACTGATACGCCCCCACCGGGGACTTAGCGGCCTTGCGTACCTGTGCCATAGCCTCTGCTACAGGACCAGAGCTACCGTTACCACCGTGATAGTTCAGGTCCACCATAACCTTTAACGCCTCGTCGGAGGAGTTCAAACCCTGCCCCTTGAGTTGCTTCTGCACGTTCGGAATGTACTGCTTCTCCAAGGAGGATTTGAGGATACTAATACCGTCGTCAATGGTCACTTTCTGAGGGACAGGCATGCCTGAGTTGGCGTGCAGACCGAAGCCTACGCTACCCTTGCCCTTGCCTTCTCGGAACCCTTCGAACTTCATAGCGGTGGCGAGGATGTCACTGAACAGCGACGGTTCCAACCCAACCGAGTTACGGCCATTGACCTGTACGCTAACAGCACGTCCATTGTCGTGGTCGTAGAAGGTGGCGGGACGTACGCCTACTTGCTCGCTGCCAATCTTCATTTCTCCAGCCAGCGCTGAATCATACGCAGCCTGCGCAGTAGCCTGAACGTCGCGAAGGTTCACAGACATAGTCTGGAATGTTCCCTTCTTGTCGAACACGGTTACGGTCATGTTCTGACCTGCGTTGCCCGCTGTGGCTGCCTGGATTACTACACGCTCCATATTGCTGGGGTCGGTAATAGCCTGGACTTGGTTTTGAATCTGCTGTTGCAGCGTAGCCTTGAACTGCTCCTGGTCGCCCTTGTAGTCGCCCATGATAGACTGCAGAGAGGTCCCTGCAGGCAGATACACGTGCCTCGGTGTACCGGCAATTTCCAGATCCAGCTTACGGGCTTGGATGTTACCCTTGAGCATCGTGTTGATGTCCTCGGCATCTTTACCCACCAGAGATTCTGGGTTGCGGCTGTACGTGTAACGGTACTCTTCCTCCATAGCAGCGCGCGCTTCCTGGCGCTGAGCGTCGGCATCACCAAAGAAACTGAACCAGTTGCTGGTACCGCTAGGGTCCACCATCTTGTCCGTGGGGTTACTCTGGATATTGCTGTAGCGCCCACTGGCCTTGTTACGCGCCTGGCGGCGCAGGTCGTCCAAGATAGTGTCGCTAGCGTTACTCGGGTTTTGTGCAATGGCTTTCTGCACCACCCCCTGCCACTCGGATGGGACCTCAGACAGCAGTGCCATCTTACCTAAGTCAGTACTGGTGCTATAAGCCTGTGCCCACAAGTTAATACTGCTGACGTTCTCACGGGAAACCTCACCGTCCTCACCGAGCTGGTCCAGCGTAGTCAGTGTACGTGCCATGTCCGAAGACATACGCTTGTGCGCCTCGTTGACGGCCCACGCATCCTTGCTGTTGCTTCCGTATGCCAGCAGCTGCAAGTTCCCTTCCGGGGTGTCCGGAAAGCTCTTGAGCAGCTCATTGCGAGCCTTACCAAGGTCCCCTTTGTACATCCCCGCCAGGGTGGAGCTTGGCATGTTCCCTGTAATTGCTGTGCGCAATGCCTGAGTGTCCGCTGCCTTCTCACGAATAGTCTGGGCCTTGTTCCAGAACTCCATGCTGGTTCCAGCGCTAAGCACGTCCGACGCCGACAGTTCAATGACTCGACTACGAATACGCGCCATCGTCTGTTCTTGCTGCTCAGGAGTCTGACCCTCTAAGGAAGAGATTGCGTCAGAGATTTCAAAACGGGCCTGGGTCTCAATCTGAGCACCAGCGCGCTTGAACTCCTGATACAGAGCCGCGTTGACGTCCACGGAGTTAACTCCGAGTTCCTTGGTAGCTAGCTCTTGCAACTGGTTGATTACCAGCGGGCCCTGAGTCTGCTGTGCTACGCTGACCAGATACTGCTTGGCCCGGTCCAGCTTCTTGCTCTTGTCCAGGTGCTCAGCGGCCAGTATGCTGTCTAAACCGGTCTTGATAGACATCTGCGCAGCGGCATCCTGTCCTGCTTGTAGGCGCTGATAGAACTCATCACTGGACGAGCTAAGGCCACGGTCAAGGGCACGGTCGGCTTGAGCCACGGCAAACGCCGCGCGCCCTTTCTGGAAGGCTGTGTAGTTCGCCATGCTCGTAGCACGGAGCTGCTGCAGCACGGCCGTAGCAGACTGCTTGGACATCTCTGGGAGATACATACCGAGCTTGTCCGACATAGACTGGACGTGCTCTTGCTCTTGCTGCTGGAATTCCTCGTCAGTCAGACCAGCCTCGGCAGCTTTCTTCGCCCGTGCGATACTGTCTGTACGCCACTTGGCTAGCGAATCGTACGCAGCAGCTGATACGTAACCATCCTGGTAAGCTTCGCGTACGAAGATATTCTGTTTCTGTACAGCCTCATCCTTGGAGGCCATCGCATCCACGGCACCCCGGGCATCCATCGCGCCGCGCACTGTGGCGGCTGCCGCGTTCTCCTTGATTCCTTCCTCGAAGCCTACTCCGAAGTCCTGTACGAATCCGGACAGTGCGGCTAATCGGTTGGCCTTGCTTGCGTCTACTGCTACTTCACCGGCAGAAGAGGGTAGTTGTACCTCATTGGACTGGAGTTGTACTCCACCAATATTAAGCCCCTGCCGGGTGGGTTGAATTACAGGCATTTACTTCCCTCTCTGTTTACCAGGTGTGAACCTTGCTATCTCCCTTGCTGCCCCACAGGTCGTACAGAAACGAGTTCTGTGCTGTAGGCTCCACGCTGAGTGCACTAGGTTCTGGTGTAGTTTCTGATAGCTTATTACCCACGTACTGTCCGAGCATCTGCCCGCCTGCGCTTAGGGCCATGTTGAACATCTTGTCGTAGCCGCTTTCCATGTCCATATTAGCCAGGCCGGAATCAACGGTCTTATCCACCAGCATGCGGAAGCCCTCTTCCTGAGCTGCCTGCTGGTCCCGTATACTGGCCTCTTGACGCCCCGCTACCGTGTTAACGGTGGCTACGGCGTCCTTAACAGACGCCCCCATAGTGCCGGAAGACGCGGCCTGCAGTCCTACTTGACTCTGGGCCTGCAGCTTCTGCTGTTGGATGTTAAACAGCGACACCTCAGTCCGGTCCCTGGACTGGGCGCGTTGCAGCGCAATGTCATTGAGCTGCTTAGCGGTCTGCTGGATTACGGCCTTGTTCCGTGCCTTGGATACCTCAACCTGCGCCCCAGCACCTAGCAGTTTAGAGCCTGCTAGGGCGGCGGCTGCCCACCACATACCCATATTAAATTCTCCGTCTGCGTTGGTTGTAGCGCAGGATATACGAGATATCCAGCACGTTCAGTTCCATAGAACCCTCAGTAAATAACGTCACCTCGGTTGTACCTGCATTAGTACGGCACGGCACGGTAATCGTAGCCAGGTCCATACGCAGGGTCTGCCCGAGTGTCAGCTCCTTTGAGTTCATCAGGATACCAGTTAGCTCCCCACCCCAGTTGACGTCCCGTGGAGTGTCTAGTACCTGTACGTCGAAGTGCCCGGAGTTACGTACCGCTACGTCCAGGCGCAGCAGACGCACGTGCCCACTCCCCACGAGCTTGTCATTCTGGTCCCGCAGAATAGGTGTAGTTAACGTGAACGTACTACGGTAGCGTCGACCGATTACGTAGGTGCCATCAGGTACGCCGCGCACAACCCTCAGGGTGTTCTCCCCAGCAATTTCCTTGATGCCAACCTCAGTAGGCCCCATAGGGTTACTGGGCAGGTACGTTAAGATAAGCTCCTCCTTGTAATTGTCAGCCCACCCAACTGGTCGTAGTACCTCTGGAACAGTGAACACCCCGTCCTGTACTTGAACTTGCTTCTGCAAATCCGAGTAGGCTTCGCGGTACTCCGAGCCCAACTGATAACCTCCACGCGGGTCCATAGACACAATCAAAAGCTTGTTGCTAGGACTGGGTCCTTGCATGTACAAGAATACCTCATCCTCCAGCGCCTGTACGCTCAGTATTGGATACGGGAACGACCACTTGTGCCACGCTGCCTGCATCTTAGCACCGTCGCTTCCGCCCCACATGAACTCGTAGACCAGCAGGCTGCTGCGCTCCCCAGACAGGCGCGAGAAGGCCATGTTGGTGACGCTGGAGTTTTGCATCTGCAACACCCTTCCTGGGATATACCTCGGTAGGTGCACCGTGGCGTCCTGTGTAGTGTACTGCGACGAAGTGTACGGCGATGGTATTAACTCCAGAATACCCGCGTAGCTGTCGTTGCGCTTGTTCGGGTAGATTACCGTCTGCCCCGCCATTACCGGGGTCACACGGCTGTCGCACTCGTAGGTGCTGGTAATACTAATACTTGCGTTGGTGGGCGTAAGCACCACAGAGCCGGGCACAACCGCCTGCATACTGTTAGCGAACAGGACCAGGTCCCGGTTGAACTGCACAGCGGTACGGTACACCGAATCCTGCGCAGACGCAGAGCTAATACTGATACGGTCCGTATCCAGCAAAGATGTCACAGTAGAGCGGTAGAAGCGCTGATACAGGCCCGAGGCTGACATATCCACGGAGCTGCCACTAAGCAGAACCAAGCGGCCCTGGAAAGCTGCAATACCCGTGATGTAGCCATTCTCCACGAATCCGGGGTCGCCGTTGTTGTCGTCGTTTCCGGCCAGCCGCCCTTCCCAATCCCGCGCAATGATGTTGTCATCCGCGGCGAGCTCCCTGGGCATGTTCGTAATCTTGGTGATGCTGCCGTACGCCCCCACCTCAGACCAGGTGCGGGTACTGTAATCGAACTGGTACCACGCTGTCTCAGACGAGGCCGTACCCACTCGGCACATTGCTCCATCGGCTTCTGCGGGGAGCTGTGCAGGCAGGTCCTGCTCCCGGTCTACGCGAGACTGGTTGGATACCCCAGCGTAAGTATCACCAGCGTCAGAGGACACCACGCAGTTGCTCAACCCATAGAAGAACAGGTACGCGCCGCGTACGCTTACGTTCCCAGCTGGCAACCCGTTCGCTACAAGAGAGTCTCGCAGTTGCTGGGCAACGTAAGCACCAGATACCTCCTCAGCGTTACCGCTGGTGCTACCAGCAGCCGGTGCAGTGTAGTCCCCGGAGTAATCCACCCCGGCAGAGGTAACGGTGACGTTCCAGCGTTTCTGGAATGCTGCAGACTTAACGTAGAAGAATCCAGTGGTGCTGGGGTCAATACGCCCAGTGTTGTCCACGGTAGTGCTTGGGGCCATCTCAGTATTCAGGATATAGGTCAGTCCGGCAATACTTGCAGTCTGCAAAGAGGTCTGGCCTACGGTGGTAACAAAGTACGGGTCATTGCCGGAGCTAAGGATGGTCTTCCCATTCTTAGCCAGCAGCCACCAGTTACCGTTGCTGGTATTAATCAGCAGGTGCCTACCGTCAGTCCCGCGCTCGACGTATTCCGTGAACAGGGAGTCAAGCCCCGGATTATCAATCGTACTCTCCCAGACAATCTCACCGGGAGGCCTGCGGCGGATGCCTGAAACCGGGTCGCTGAGCATGTTCAGCTGCGCCCCCAGTTGTCCTGGTTGGCGCTCTCTCGGAACCTGCTGGGAAACGCCCTGCAGCAAGCTCTGAATAGTACCTTCTAATGATTGCGCCATAACCTCTCCTTAAACCATAAAACGAGCGCGGCGGATTCTGCGTGCAAAGCGGGTCTTGCTGGTGCTGAATCTCTGGTTGCGCAGATGCTCACGCAGCACCATGCTCTTGTAACGCTCAGCTTCCTGTGCGTAATTAGCGTAGTTGCTATCGCCGCCCAGGTCGTTGAGGTACACCTGTGCAGTGGTGTAGTTAGCCACCCACATAGCTGCGTGCTCCGGTAGGTCCTCAAAGTCCAAGTCAAGGACTATCTTGAGCTTAACGGGGCTGTCGAAGTATTGGTTCTGCTCCATCAGGTCGTACAGATTCCCATCGCGTACTCCGTACTTGGAGTCGGAGCAGGCATCATACACAGCTAACTGGTTCCACGGCACTTTAATAAAGCCGTCCGCAGTGGGTGTAACTTCACGCTCGACCACGTTAAACCAAAACCCTGTGCTGAGCAGCCCACGACGATTGCGCGCAAGCGCAGAGCGAGCTAACCCTGCACTGGGGTTACTGGTGTTGATGTCCATAACGCGAGATTCCCCTAAGGCTTCCAGCGTCAGGTTAATGGCATCTAATTCACGGATAAACCACCCCCGGCACGAAACCGTGCTCTTCAAGTTTAGCGCGCAGGTACGCTGCGCGGGCATCAAGTGCTGTATCAAAGCTGCCAATTGTGCGATTCTTGCCGTAATTGCATATTTGAGCCACAAACTTGCCCTGCTGCTTGGCAAAGTAGAAACCCCGAGCCTTGGTGAGGTTACACAAGTTCTGTCTCTTAGTAGCGGCGCGCAGGTTCTCTATCCGGTTATCTTTGCGGTTTCCGTTTATGTGGTCCATGGTGTCCGGCCACTCCCCATATACTAGAAAGTATACCACCCTGTGACTCATGTACTTCTTACCACGTACAACTATCTGGTAGTACCCAGTTACCCCTGAGTGTGTACACCCAGCAACATCGCCTGCTTTGTATGTATTACGGTACCCATCAACCTTCCAGCGCAACCCGCTAGGGCTGGTGGGGTCGTACATTAGTAATTCCCTCATATTTGTTCCTCTATTAAAGACCCCTTGGACCCTTAAGACAGGGACAAAAAAAAAACCCCTGGCACCCGAAGGCACCAGGGGCGCGTATTACTCTCCCGCAGTGTTGGTAGCTGCATCAGCCGCCTTACGGGTTTTCTTGGTAGCCTTGCGGCCAGATTCAACCGACGCCACCCGGATGTTCTTCGCGGCATCAGCGGCGGCCTTAACCGCCTCCCGCTGAGCCGCATTGGCCTGGAGAGTCTCCAGACCGAACATAGCGATTACTGCCATTGAACCTCCAATTAGGCCGTCTTGGTGATGAAGGTGAACTTGGTCACTGCAGCGGTGTCCGGACGACGCAGACCGATGTTGTACATGGCGTAGCAGTCCAGCACGTTGCTGAACTCGCGCTCATCGTCCCAGATACGGGAGGTGAACGGCTTAGCTTCCACAGTCACCAGGGTCTTGGACTTACTGAAAGTTACCATGCGACATTTAGCATCATCCTCAGTGACCGTGTACGCAGAGCCCAGCGGGTGCGTACCAGCAGCGGTCGGGAACTCGGTGCACTCGACTACAGGCACACCGTTCATCTTCACTACACGACGGTCTTTGTAACCGTCGTTGTTGGATGCACCAAAGTCCAGGTTCAGGAGCTTCGGATGCTCCAGCAGGCGCGAATAGGTATCGACATCCACCAGAGTGACCATATCCGCCAGCGGGGTCTTGCGCTTGATGAGTTCATCAATACCAGCCTTGTGGGCCAGGTTGATGTTCATGGCGTTAGCCTCCATCTCAGCCTGAGTCAGCTGCGTGGTGGTGGTGGTGCCCGGAACCAGGATAGCTGCGCCTACCTCGATACCGTCGTTGAACGCCGGTTTCAGGTGCGCCGGTGCAACCCACGAACGACCCTTGATGAGCTGAATCAGGTGCGCCTGGTCGAAGGTCTCTGCGAACTCGGAGCCGTTGTTCTGGCCCATCTCGGTCAGGAAGTCCGGGCCGGTCCAGTCATCCTGATAGTCAATCGGGTTACGGATGTACAGCACCGTATCCACCACGATAATCATCTTATCGTTACGGACCGGAGTGCTATCCAGCGCCTCACCGGAGCGACGACCTTTCACCGAGGAGGTGTTCAGGCGGTCAATGCGGTAAGTGTTGGAACCGCTGATAGAGCGCTGGCTGGAGAGGCCCAGGAACAGAGCCTGGTACTGGAAGCGGGTATCCACTTCGTTCTGGTACACTTCCAGGTGAATATCTACGTCAGACGCCGCGCCGCCCCAGTGCGGACGAGTCAGGTTGCCATTATAAATAGTGTTGGCCATGCTTTAGTTTCCTTTATAAATAAAATTAAAGACCTACGCGCTTACCAGCTTCACGGCGTGCGAGCAAATCGTTATAACGTTGACTGAACTGTGGAGACGCCAAGCTACGGTTGCCCGCTTCCTGACGGAGTTTGGTATATTCTGCGCGGAATTCCGCAGCAGATAGTGCATTGTTGCTGGCTACGCCGCGTACCATTGGGTTCTGTGTCTTGATAAGACCCATATCCCGGCAGAAGCTTGCTACCAACTCAGCGGCCTGCTTGAGCTCGCCCGAGTTAGCGAGTACACGAGCCGCGTTACGAAGAGGTTCAGGGGCCTTGGAATTAAACAGCTGCGCTGCTACCTCCCAGTTCTCCTTCCCGCCCACAATATCGTAAGCTTCCTGTACTGCCTTGGTGGCTTGGCCAACCTGGTCTTCCAGGTACGCCTTAGCCAACAACTCTACGTAAGCAGCGTGCTCGCCGAAACGTTCCTTAATGAAGGCCGTATCGATTAGGTTAGGGTCCTGATACTCCAGGGCCTTACCAAGTGCCCGCACCATATCAGAGTCAGTTAACCCAGATACTTGCTTCAACATAGCTACCCCGGCGTCAATCGTCGGATTGCCTGTCTGGGCCAGCTCCTGAGGCTGCTCCTTAGCGCTATCGCCACCCTTATCTAGGGCCGCTTTTAGGGCTTCTATATCCAGAGGAATCTTAGCAGGCTCAGGGGAATCTTTGCCCTGTTGCTGCTGGGTAGGTGCAGGTGCATCCTGCACGCCTTGATTGTTCGGGGCGTTAAGGGGAGCACCTAGGCCCGGAATCTTAGGGCCGCCTTGGTTCTCTACCTGTGTAGTTTCTACGTTCTGACCGTTTTCTACGTTATCCATCTATGCCTCTGTTGTTAACTTGGTAATAAGCCCAGTTGCTTACCTGCTACTGTCGGGTCTGCTGCGGTCAAGCCCTGGAGCTGGTCCTGTGCTAGACCTGCGGGCGTATCGGCAGACGCATCCTGAACCTGTTGCTTCTGCTGCAGCTGCCCTTCGGTGTACATGAACGGCTCACTAACGATACCGTAGGCGTCGAAGTACCAGTCTACGCACGCATCTTTGTTGAAGCGCGGAGTAATCTGCTCAAGCACTGGGATAGCCAGCTGCATGGACTGTGCCGCCTCTAACAGCCTATCAGCCGCAGCAGCTTTAGCCAGTGCAGAAGTACCCACCGTAACGTTGATGCTCACTACACCTTCGCTGAGGTACAGCTTAAAGCGAGGATACACCAGTGCAGTGTACAGGTACGCCAGCTTACGCAGCCAGGTGTCGCTCAGGATACTGAACCCGCCACCCATAGCAGCTTCCGCCTCTTTGGCATTCTGGCGAATCTCGTAGGCCGTGACACGCTCACCCTGCCGGGAGTTGCCCGTGTACATGAACGCACGTGACAGTTTCTGTTCGAGCATCTGAATGTTGCTGGCAATCCACTGAATCTTCTGGGCAGAGCCGCCCTCATAAGCAGTGACAGGAGACTTAGTGTTTCCGTTGGAACCGCCTCCACCCACCTGTACAGCCTCACCAACCTCAGCCGTAGAGAACTCGTCCACATCCAGGCCGGAGCTAGTATCTACTAGTGGAATTAACCTAGAGGCTTCGACCTCGTAGTTGGTTAATGCTTCCGACAGTACCGATAATCTGGCAAAGTCTCCCGCGTAGTCCTCTACCAAGCCGCGCCCATAGTGCTCACCACTAACAAGGTTCCACACCAGCACGTTGTAAGGGAGTTCCAGCTCCGGATAGGTGCTGCTATCCCCGATACGGTGTCCGTCTGCTTCTTGGTACACCTCGTAGCTTACTACCTCTACGCCTTCCTCTGTCCGCCTAACTTTGCGACAAGCGGCAGTGTAGATATCAACGTCGCCGTATGGGTCTTTGTCACGGTAGAAGGTGCCGCGGAAATCTTCTGGCAGATCCTGGACGCTTGCGCGCTCTCTGATAATGAGTCGCAGGACGTTCCCGCTGCCATCCCTTCGAACGGTAAAGTTACGGACTGAGTAGACGATGGATTTACCTGTCCGCTCATCAATATACTCCAACGCGTTACCTGTAACCAGCAGCAGCTTCACAGCCTGCAACTTCGCAGCATAACCGTCTTTCTCAAATACTTTCTGTGACGCTGTGTTCTCGACCTCGGCCAGCTTAGATTCTGCCGTAGCAGCACTGCCCAGAGAACTAACGAACTCGTCCAGGTCCGAACTCTTGGAGAACCGGAAGAAGCTAGTGCCTTGCGGAAACAGTGCACCTACAATCTTAGTGGCTGCGGTGTTGACCAGCTGCGCGCCAGTGCTCTGGTAGTCACGCTCCAGCGGTCTGCGTCTACCGTCCAGGGAATCGTCCCGGGTAAAGATAGTGCTGAGCGTCCACTGCGCGAACTTCTCAGAGGCATCCAAGACGCCTGCGTCCTGGTCCTTCTTAAAGAGTTCTGCTAATGTTGCTTTTTGTTCCAAGCTACCCCCTTACAGGCCCAGAGGATTGCTCTGCCCTGCTTGTCGCCGTTTCTTCTGCTCAGACGTAATTGCATCTGCAGATGCAGAGGCAGCCCCTGCGGGGTCAATCTCAGCAATGTTATCTGCGGCGCTATTAGCCTCTAAGGCAGCCTGTTGTTTCGCTGCGCTGGCCTGCTGCTCTGCCAAGCGCTGCTGCGCCTCTAATCCTGCGTTGTCAGTAAGGCCGAGCATATCCGTGGCCTTGCCTAACAGTTTACCTAAACCACCACTCATTCTGACCTCACTAAATGATAAGTTGTCTTGTACGTGTTATCCGATGTACTCCGGCTAATGGCAATACGCCCAGCGCGCATGCACTTGGCTATTGCGTGCAGCCCCTGCATAATCACAGTCACTGCCGCACCGTTGTTCGGTTTCAATACGAAGAAGTCCGTATACAGCACAGGCTCTACATAATGACAGTCCTCTACAGCTTTTGGATAGTAGCTGACAGCGCCGACTAAGCCACCTTGGGAGTCATAGACTCCTAGTATATACTGTTTACCTAGTATACTTTCCATTACTCTACAGTAGTGCTGTTCTGGAGTCAGGCCCCGACTAATGCCGTGGCCCAGCTCGTGCAGTTGCTCCACTGCGTCTGCAACCTCATCAAACCTATGCAGAACCTTGAGAGTGTAATCGGAAGTTTTACTAGTGTGTTTTAACTTCATTCCTACTCCTGTAACATTAAATTTTTAGCAGAAGAAGAACGGGGATTCCAGCACTTGCCGGATGTCCAGAGTACCCACCTCAGGCATATCCAAGTCCGTCAAGTCCGCCCCAGCCGCAGCAGCGGCGCGAGTGATATCCCCCAGCAGGTCGTGCTCTTCGTAGAGGCGCACAAACTGTTCGCGGATGTGTCGGTGCATAGCATCAACATCGGCTGCGTGAGTAGCCAGGGAGTCGTGAATAGGCACGATGTCCAGCCCCTCCGCAGCGCAGAGCACCATCATCAAGTGCGTACTATCCAGGCTATGCACAAAGTTTGGGGCAATCCCGGAGGCTGCCTTGCGCTTGTTGCAGGTCTTAAAATCCCGGTTGTGTACCAGCACTGCTGACAGGTTCATACAGTCAATACGTACGCGCACTTCTTCACGCTGCGTGTAGCGGTTCATTACTAGTCCGCCCAGCGGCGTATACCACTGCAGGTGCTGGCTTGCCGGTACACGTCTAGCGAGGTTCTGCAAATACCCCATAACTGCCGCAGCAGCTGGGTTTGCCTCCTCGATAGCAGTACGCATACGCGGAGCCAGATAGCACGACAAGTTCCACAGGCTGTTAGTCTCGGTACCCTCGTACCCCTCGGCGCAAGCACCTTCGAAGATGTAGTCACTGCAGCTGCGCACCGTAGCGCTGTAGAAATAGGTCATACTAGGGCGCTTGGTCATGCTGCGGGTGATTTCGTTCTCTCTCCAGTACGTGCTCTGGATAACGAAATCCTCCTTGTCCAAGTCCAGTATCACCTTCTCGTCCGTACGGCGCTTAACGTCCATATACAGGTCCGCTTTCTTGTCGTTACCCTCCCAGTATAGGTTCGTCAGACGACCGCCCACAGGGTCTCTCAGGAGCGCTGAGAGGTGTTGCCCACCTGAGTTTGTAGCGTCCATAGCGACTGGGATTCGACTAATATATTCTTCTGGGCATCCAGAACGAATCGCATTAACCAGGTCGATAGCAGCCGCCAAGAAACACCAAGGGGAGTCCGCCTGGGCAAAATCAGAGCAGTTAAAAGGGTCGCTTGTACACTGTTCAATCTCCGTAAAGTTAGCATCAACCCAAGCTGCACGGTCTTCGAATAAGGTTTTGTCATAACCAAAGCAAGTGGCGACGTGAACTTTAAGCCAGAACAGCCCGCGTTCTCCCAGAGGCTTACCACGTCCGAATTCAAGGAGGGCTTTCTGCAAATCAGAACCTTGGGGGTGCAGCGAGGACTTGAAGTACAAGCGGTAACGCCAGTCCACACAAGTCGGGAAGTACAGGGCTTTCTCATCTTTGAATTCCTCTGCCATTTCTAACGTAGTCAGAAGGCTGCGCAGTTGCGACACACGCTTACGGTCGGCGCTATACCATAGCGACATACGCGTCTTCCACTCACCGAAGCGGTCCAGTTCTTCTTCGGTGTAGTTCTCTTTTGGTACGCCATCCAAGTACCACTCCGGTTTCGGCTCCGGCACTGGGCGAGGCATACCCACACCAATACCCAGGGCCCGTGCTTCTTGCACCAGTTCCAGTATACACTTATTAATACGGTACGGGGTTTCCTGCGCCTTATTAAGCGCCTTCTTGATGCCGTCCGCGGACTTGAATGCTTCCGCTACTTCACGCAGCCTGGCGCGGTCGATGTGCGAGTTGTGGTACGTACCGCGGTTGTCTATTGGAGTAAGATACCCGCCGTCCCACATAGTGGTGTGCTGCACCGGGGGGACCAGCATAGGGGGCTTCATCGTTACAGTATCGGCAGATTCCACTAACTGCTGGAATGCTTCCATAACGTCGTCTGCGGGGTAGAGCATGCTCAGGTTCCCGCTACCTGTCTTCCACTGGAACAGGCCCGTCTCAAACACCGCGGCACACAGCAGTCGCCCTACGGAGATGTTCTGGGCATTGGTCCAAGGCTCGTGCCCATAGTGCACGTTCTCGGCACTGGCACGTAGCGTACGCAGGATGTGCGTAGGGGATTTCGTACGGCGCTCTGTGAGGTACTCATACACACGGTCCATGTACGCAGGGGCTACGTTGCGTAACTGCAGAGCCAGTAGCTCCGACTGTACGTTCCGGCCCAGCGCGGACATTACCGCCTGCGCAGTCTGGCGGCGACTAGCGGACCCGCCAGGGGCGACGCTGAACGCCTCAAACATTGTGCACAGGCTCAGGGTGGTCAGGACATCCAAGGGGACTAGGCGCAGGAACCGGCGGTACTTACCACCTATGCCCGGGGCTTTGACATTTCGCATCTCCTCGATAGCGGCAGCAGCCACCTCATATGCCGAGGTGAGCATACGCTGCGTCATCGGCAGGTTCATAATCCCGCCGCTCTGCAGTGCATCCGTAATTAGCTTACGTGCCCGCTCGATTCCGCGAATCTTATAGGTCTCTTCAAGCTCCAACTGGCGTTTCACCAGTGCTTCCTCTGGTACTACAACCGTATTCAGGGCGCTAATCATAGGCGCTTAGTCTCCTTGGTTATGTCCGGTACTTCTAACTACTGATTGCGACTTACCCAGAGATTGTACATCTCCAGGTAGTTTTTAGCGGAGCGTTCGTCGCCCCGTTCTACTGCTTTCTGCCACATCATGTGACACCATTCGCTAGGCTGCAATGCACTTACCTCTGTGTTGCTCATACAGTTCTAAGTACTTATCTGACTTAGCAATGTCCTGCTCCAGCTTATCCTTGTTCCCTGCGCGCAGTCTGTATTTTAATCTGTTTCCCAAACAGTAACCGTAGAACTGCTCTTGCGTCATGCTACGTGCAATAACCTCGATTGCCTCCAGGTCCGGGAAGAACTGATAGTGTTTAGGTGAGTTTACTGCGTCACTCATTTAATAGTCTCCCGTGCTTTGCGTCGTGCTCTGGCCTTGCGGGCTTTGAGCTTCTGCGCCTGCGCCAATTCTTCCGGCGTACGCACTGTGTAGTATAGCATATCATATGGCTCTTTGCGCAGATACTTCACTAGGCGCTCTAGCCAGTTTGCTATCTCTTCCGTATTGTCCATCCCTAATCCAGCCCAACGGCCCACTGCGTTTACCACGCGCCCTTCTGACCCGTTGCACCCACGATGTAGTGCCCCACGTATGTGTCCAGTAACATGTGAGTGGTCACATACTACTGAGTTACCTGAGGAGCCTCTTAGGGTGAAGTCTAGTGGCTTGTTGCAGAGAGGACAAACCCCTCCCTGGTCCTTTGCTAGCTTCATAGCCACCGCCCTAACCTGGCCCCTGGTTATGCGCCTAGTACTCATACAGGTACCACCTCCTTGACGGAAGGACCAGACCGGTGCTTAGTAGTTGTGAAGCGCCTCCCGCCCACCGTAATCCACGCGGTTGCGTAACCTAAACCAAAACCCTTGCACCCGTGGTTTATACAGGGTGTGTTTACCATAATTCAATACTCCCTACGCTATCCAAGTCAGCTTGCTCGTGAATGAGAGAATCCAAATGCTCAACCGTTCTTCGATGTGTTTTGGGTGCTCGTTCACGCAGCGCGTCCAGAATAGTTTCAAGTTCATCGTGTTTCCCCTCGTAGTATAACTCAATCGCCCGCAGGCTCATTTCCTTCGCAGACATCTTCGCCATTGTCTGGGTGCTCCTGTATCCACTGTATGTGCTGTTTATGGTACTCGTGCAGCGAATGCACCCAGTCACGTAGACTGGGAGTAGTCAACAGTGACATCAGATACTGATAAGCAGAATCTGACGGGGAGCGCCGCAGGAACAGGCATTCTGCCTCTGCGAGTACGTCTTGGTTGTTTCGAGCATAAGCCGCTACAACGAATTCTGCGGCGTCCTGCTCCGAGGTAATAGGGTAGATAGCATCAAAGGCCGTTCGCTTCCCACAGAGCTTCCCATCAAGCGACGTGATGCCTTTGACGTTATCTGCGTCATCTCCTGCTAGCATCTGCCACCAGAAGAACTTGGTGCCGTGTGCTCGCACCGGCATAGCCTGGGTATCATCCCACTTAATCCAGCCGAATGGGTTATCCAAGGCAGGCCACACGGTTCCGGTCGGGATATCGAACCGGGCCATTGGGCTTAGCCAGGAATCCTTGTCCTGGGACATCAGGATTCCCCGGTCTCCGAAGCAGTACGAATCCATTATGAACAGGTCGTCTGCCTCGAAGTAGTTGCTGCTGACCACCTGGATGCCCTGCTCAGAGTACTGGTCTGGATTATCAATTAGGTGTCGCTTCAAAGGTGCTTTCAGTGGCAGTTCCTGTCTATTAGCGCGCTGCCCCTGGTAAGGCTTAGCCGTAGGCAGGTGCCAGCGTAAGCACTTGGCACAACCAGCGGGTGTTAGATACGCCACTGCTTCGGAGCATCCGACCAGGAACATGTCCTCAAGCACCAGCTGATAGAAGCGGCGTATTGCGGTATCCAAACGTTTCACCGTAGCGGCGGATTTATAAACTGTGAAATCCGCATCGTACAGCAGAATCTTCCCTTCGTTAGGCTTTAAATCTTGAGGCTCTAGGGCGCTCAAGTCAATTCCGTGAACAGTAGAAATCACCGTGAGCCTCCTTAGCGGCGCGGATGTAGGCGGCAGAGGCTAGCTCTGGAGAGTTGAATCGCCCTAAATTGACAGCCTTTCCGTCCAACCTAATGCGGGCAACCCACGCATTCCCATGAGCATAAACCCCTTTGTAGCCTGACCTGTTACCAATGCGCTTACCACTATTAAAAGCGTTGGTTTGTGGGTTACAAGGGCGCAGGTTATCCGGGTGATTATTTGATGGATTTCCGTCTATGTGGTCCACAGCATCAGGGAATTCACCTGTAGCTAAGTACAATACCACCCGGTGCGCTAAAAGACATTTACCCAGCAGCTTACCTTGGTAATATCCACGAGCAGTCTTGGTAGCAAGCGCAGGCTGGCCTGGGACAACATGACTGTACTTAGGGGTTTTCAACCACACCAACCCAGATGGGCTGGTAGTATCTATTGCTAGGTATACCCCGAGCTGGGACAAGTCAACCCCGTTGATAATCATTAGACCCCCGTAATGTCACGAGCCTTCTTATCAGCCCACTCAGCCCAACGTTCTGCCCACCTTGCCTTGCTCAGCTTGTCTCCCAGGTATACCAGGCCCGCCAGTGGGAGCAGGGGAAACATTAACACTATAAAAATTGCGCGGGATACGTACAGCATACTCAAGCCTCCAACTCAGACAGCACCAGCACGGTGCCGAGCATGTCCCCGATTACTTCTGGGGTACGCAGGCTCTGGTCTACGTCGTAGATGCAGGAGCCAATCTCCGCCAGGCCGACACTTAGTGTGCCTACTACACGGATAAGCACGAGGTCATCACCCCGTAACTTATCGGCATGTGCCGCCAGGTCGTTGTGCTCTTTGAAGGCCGTAGCGGCCAGCTCCAGGTCCATGCCGTACAGGGCGGCCAACTTGTCTAGGGCTGCATAAACGCTGTCCAGGCAGTTGATACGTACACCATACACAGCGGCATCATGCACTGCGTTACTCACTACAATAGCCAGATTCTTGTATGCGCCTAATACTTTATCCATTACTTATACCCCCCCAGGAAGTTCGCTACTTCATCGCGCTTAGCGCGCAGTTTGTCAGCCTGCTCAGAATGCTTAGCTGCTTCATCTTTGCTGTGCTTGGAGGCTTCTACGCGCGCCTCGGATTGAGCGGCCAGACGCACCACGTCGTCTGCGAACGTAACTGCCAACTGCTCGTTAAACTGTGCTTTGGCATCGGCGCGTTTAGCTTCGGCTGTGTAGGCTGCGCTCAGGAGTTTGATAAGGATATTGATGATGTTCATAAGCTTCCTCTAAGGCCCCTGGCGGGGCCGTATTAGTTTCGGTTAGGGTTTATTAGGCTTGAGGTGCAGCAGGCGCTGCTGGAGCTACAGGAGCTGCAGGGGCCACTGGTGCTGCCGGTGCTGCCGGAGCAGCGACTGCCGCAGGGGCAGCCGGAGCCGCTGGTGCCTGCATAGCTGCCGGACTCGGAACCGAACCAGCGTTCAGCATAATGTCCAGAGCACTGCCGGGGAAGTCTACAGCCCTGTACATATCCTCCTGAATCCAGTTCTTGCTCTTACCGTCGTCGAAGGTGCCTTCGATGTGCAGGCTATCCCAGGTCTCTTTGGTCGGATTGTTCCACAGGAACAGCTTAATCTCGGAGGCGTCCAGCGCGGGCATCTTGATAGGCTCGCCGGTGTTCGGGTCGAACTTCGGAATCGGGCGGATACATGACAGGTCCACGATGTTAGACTTCTTGCCCGCGGCGCTGGTGTGCTCATCAATCGGGAAGGTGAAGGCCTGGCCCAGACGCTGTGCCGCATGCTTAATGCTGTTATCGTAGTTGAGCTTGTCGAAGAATTTCTTGAAGCCTGCGCGCTCAAAGTTACTGATAGCCATCGGGAACGGGCGGATACGCTTCACTTCACCGTTAGGGCCGAACACTACAATGCCGATACGTACGTTAGCTACTGCGGGCTTACCGGTCGGCTTACCACCCTTAGTCGGCAGGCGCTTACCGATTTCCACGTACTCGGTGAAGTAACCGTAGTATTCACCCTTCGGCAGCAGCACGTCCTCATACGCACCACCCTGTGCAGTTTCCCGCATATCTACATCTTGGGTTTCGATTGCTGCGTCTACCAGAGCGTTCAGGGATGCCAGTACATTTGTAGTCATATAATTACGTCCTCGTTTAGTTTAAATGATATTTACGTGCAGGTGCTGGTACTGCCTAACTCCGTGTCTCTCGGCCACACTGTGGTACCACTCCGAGGCGGCCTCTAAGCTGTCGAAGCGCCTACTATACTGCTTTCCGTCCACCATAAGAGCAGCCCTGTACTTTCCCCTGCTAGAGTCCCAAGAAACCCCGCGCGCGCCTGTTTTGTTGGTGGCCCGGAGCCCTGTGTTGTGTGCATTAACCTTCTTTGATACAACCCTAAGATTGCATGCGCGGTTATCCAGGGTGTCCCTGTTAATGTGGTCCACCGCATATCCATCAGGAATATCCAGGCCCAATAACTTACATGCTGCAACATTAGCACGGGTCCCACACGGCAAGACCAAGTACCCATCAGGCCTTACGTGCCCAGCAGTGTTTCCCAACTTGGCACGGTTACTAACAACTTTAACCCATATGAATTCCCCGGTATCAGGGTTGTACTCTAGAACACCACCGGCCGGTGTCGTCCAATAGCATGGGGATGATTTGTGGGCATCCATCTGTAATCACCATACACCCTAGAATCGGCTTGCTTCTTGACAACTTGCCATAAGCAAATGCCAGACTCTTATTGTCGATTAAACAACCGCAGTGTGCACCAAAGTACAGGGCAGTGCTGCTTGCGGCATACTGTATATCTAACTTTCCATGGAAGTGTCCTATTACCATGGACTTGCGTTCATGGGCTGCGTTGAGCAGCAGGTCCCCGGATACTTGATGTTGGAATCGCACAGTACCTAGCGGGGTATTCAAGTCCCAAGCGTCACCCCAACTCCACCCCGGAGCGCCGTGCTCTGGGAACAGGATGTCCCGGTACTTCTTAATGAACTGGACAGGGAGCCCATGAGCTTTAGCCCTTCGGTAGATAAGGGAGCCGTGGTTAGAGTCGCACAGGAGCAGGTTAGGAAACAGGTTGTGCAGCTGCTCCAGACCAAGCTTGGCCTTCTCTAATTCCACTCCAGCGCTGTCTAGGTTGGCATCGCTATCGTGAAATGATATAGCGTGACCGTCGGTCTCGTCACCTATCTGCACTACAATGTCCGGGCAGTATTCATCTCGCACAGTACGCAAAAAGTCATACGCGTCCGGGTGTGTGTAAGGCTCGTGCAAGTCCCCGATAACGAGTACACGTCGACAGGTTTCAGGTACAAACGTATCTCCAATGTCATCCGTCGGAGAGGGTTGGATTAGTTTTCGGGCCTGCATAAGAGCATTATTAGCCTTCGCCTTACTGCCATTGTTATCCATGAAGATGCTGCGCCAGTATCGGACAAGCTGGCGAGACACACTAATGTCCGAATCCACATCTCCGCGATTATCGAGCTCCTGGTTGTAGTACTGAGCGGCCAGGGCGTTATCCAAGTACTGGCCCAGGATTGCCTGGTGCTGCTCTTTGGTGAATAGTTTTATTAGACTTACTTTAGCCAAGGTCGCCTCTCTTGTGTTGTTCCTACTCGTATCACATTAATTCTCTGTGAATCACAGAATCAAGCCAGAGTCAACAAATAATTTTATTTAATTATCTAGTTGACCCTAGCGTATTTATGTGTTACCCTAACCCCCTACACCGCCCAAGGGTCCACCTACCACTACTCCACGATAAGTTTGTACTCACCCGGGAAGAAGGTTATACCATCCCCAGGTTCTTCTGAACCATTCGTAGGGTCTATCAGCTCTACCTCCCAAGTTTCTTCGCAATAAGAGATAACCCGGTGCTGTGAACCAGGCACGAAGTAACTGCTCAATTCTGGACCGATAGGTTCTGGTCCCAGTTCTAATAACTCTACAATGCTGCCTGGTTTAATATTCATTCTACCTTCTCCTTACTGTACATGCTCGTACCCATTTCAGCTTCCGCTGGGAAGGGCACCTCGCCAATGATACCGTAGTTAGGCCAGAGCTGGTGAATACGCTTAGGTGCATCCTCCATGCACTGCTTAACCAGCAGGCTCGCCTCACGTCCAACCTCCGGGTTGGCGCTGTCCAGGTACAGCGCATCGTGCACGTTAGTAATCAGGCACACCTGATTATCGAACCAGTCACGGGCCAGGAGTGCACGCAGAACCATACCGGCAGCCACCGCCATCAGGAAGAACGCTTCCCCCTGGCACCAGTAGTTAGCCATCTCGGTTTCCTTGTAATCCATTACCTTCTGCTTACGCTGCCCAGGCACAACCTCTTTCCACTGCTCCTTCTGACGGAAGCTATAGCGGGCACCTGCTGGGCTGGTCCACGTCCCGATGCGGTAGACTCGGTAACTGCCATCGTCAGCTTGCTCGCGGTACATGCGCCCAGCTGCCCCGGTACGCTCTACCTCTTCCTTGATTACCGCTCGGAATCCGATGGTGTCTGGGAACAGTTTCGCCTCATTATCCAGGAACGACTGCGCATACTCCACTGTACAACCTGTAGCAAACGCAATCCCTTTAGCCGTAGCCCCGTACTGTGCAGCAAAGCTCGGTGGCTTAATGTCCGTACGCTGCTGCTTCCAGTATTTGTAGTCCGGCCCATCGGCGTTGTGGCAGAGGTCGTACATCTCTTCGTAGGTTTTGTTCTCCTTGAACGCTAAGCGGTAGCAGTGCATATCTGTGCCGTTCTGCAGCAGGCTCAGCAGCTTCCTGTCTCCGGTGTGCACACAGGACATAACCACCTCAAGAGCAGAGTAGTCAACCTCTGTGATACGACCTCCGGCTCCATACCGGCTTGTAAACATTTGTTTAACTCGGCTAGTTCCGTCTCTAGGAAGATTCTGGAGGTTGGGGTTAGAGCCAGAGAGTCTACCAGTGACTGTACTGCATGTATTGAGCCGGTGGTGGATAATACCGCTTCCATCAGGGGATTGGGGGATAACGTATTGCAACATCCCGGACAGCTTCTTAACTGACCCATCTTCGTTGTACTCCGTTCGCAGGTAGTAGGTTCCTGTGTCCTTCTCCAGAGCGCCCAGCTCGTTCACCAATCGGCAGAACTCGAACCCTTGGCGGGCCAGCGCCTCCATTGCGTCGGTGCTGGTGCTGTATACTGGCGTGCCGTCCTGCAGGGTGCGCGCCTGCCGGAACTCTCCGCGCTCTGCGTACTTCTCCCGGATAACTTCCGGCAGCTCCTGGATGTTCACTAGGCCCGGGCAGAAGTAAAGGTCATCCTCCCACTTAAGTTTCTCCTCCTCGGTGTCGAGTCGGAACACTTTAGGCATCCCCTTGTTCTTACCTGCACGATATGTCACTACACGCCACCATCCGCCTTCCGTTTGAAGTTCTTGCATGTGCGTGTCGTGTACAGGTATATAGGTGTGCGCACCCTCTGCGTCCTCGTACTTGTAGAAGTCTGCCTTAACGTACTGCGGAGGGTCGTATGGAACCTTCTTGCGGTACTTGATAGGCCCACCGTACACCAGTGCGGACATGTGGAAGTCAGAACCGAAGTTAAAATCCAGCGTCTCCGGCAAGTCCTTCGGGATGTACTGCTGCAGCTCCTGCTTAATCTCCAGGATGCGCTGCTCCTGCTCTTCTTGGTTCTTGCGAGCAATCGGCATATTCACGAACAGGCCGAACCATTCGCAGTACGCCCAAGCCAGCAAGGCATCCATACGCTCCCATACGTACTGCATCTGCCCGCGCTGGGAGAACGTAGCACACTGGCCATAGAAGCACAGGGCCGTGTTCGGAATGTCCCCGTTGACTAGGTAATCCCTGAGCAGAATAGGGTCTATCTGGGAGGTTAGCACACCCTGCTCCCAGAGAATCTTAACCCCGTCTACTTTGTGCGTACCGCCGTACTTAGGAGCCGTCTCGTCCAGCGACGGATACATGCTCTGAAAGTCTGAGGCGATGTATTCCCCATGCATTGTGCAGAACACCCTGCCGCCGCGCTTGAGGAACGCCTCAAACTGCTGCCGCTGGTACGTGAGAAACCAAGAAATCTCATAGGCTGCGTTGTGCGCAACAATAAGCCAGCAATCCTCGGGGATATGAAACCACCGGCAGCCTTCTGCTGCACTGTTTCCCGCCAAGAAATCAGCTCTTGAATTGAAGCGCACCGATTGAGTCTCGCCAACAGTGGTAGTACCGTCAGCCTGTGTCGTGTCGATACGCCATGCGGACTCAACAACATAGTTGTCAGGGCAGTATGGGCTTGCTTTAGAGCCGTAATATTCATGGTTCTCCGTCTCCAGGTCAATGTGCATTATACTGGTTGTCATTTCCACTCAGCCCTCCGAGCTTTATTGATAGCTAGATGCACAATCAGCTGGCTGCTATCCAGCGCGAATCGTTTACGGAAAGTACCTGCAGATGCAGCGTACGCCTTGATTACCTCTTCGTCGAGGTAGTTAATGTCTGACGGTTTAAGCATAGTAGCCTCCTAGTGTACCTACATAGCGCCCTCATAGAAGGCGCTAGGGAAGTCACCGGTTAATCTGGCCCTCATCAAACCGGCAACGCCCAGGCTCGAATCCCACCTCGAATTGCAGAAGTGATTCTTTACCAGATAGTGTCATCTTGTTCTTCGGAGTACTGATACCGCGGACGTTTTGCATATGCGGCTGCTCGTTTCTGTCCAAGCACCCCATCATAATCGCCAAGTCCAAGGCGCCCTGTACACCAATCTTGCTCTGCTTCATAGCGGTGAGCGGTGGGAACAGCATGTTGTAACCTTCAAGTGAAAGCTGCATAGTGCCTACGATAGCGCAGTCATTCTCGCACCCAAGTATGCGCAGCTCCTGCCATTTCGCCTCGAGGTTCTGGTGCTCGGTCTCCATAGTGCCGCCACGGATGTTCGCCACCATGTCGATGATGATTACCGCAGGGCGCATCTCCTCCATGAGCGTGGATATCTGCGCCATAGTCAAGGAGTGCGCAGCCTTAACACGAATCCGGTCAGCTCTGCCTACTTTCTTGAGGTAGGCTGGCACGAACTCTTGCTTACTGTGCCGGTCCTTAATCTCAGCCAGAGTCCAGTGCAGCGCCGCTTGATATACCCTAGGCACTGTACGCGTCGCCGGACCCTCGTTAACCAGCCAGAGAATCGGGCGGTCTCCGTACACTTCCGGCTGCTGCTGCATTTGCTCAGCAAAATCCACAGCAATAGCAGCAAGCAGACTAGTTTTACCAGAGTCCACAGGAGCGGCCACTGCGATGCAGTCCCCGCCACGTAGTCCTCGGATGTTGCTAGCGAGTTGCTCGAACACGCCCAGTTTAAGACCGCCGCTCTCGTCAGTCGCGGCAAGTATTTCGTCAACACTACCGCTCTCCCATTCAAGCAGCGACTCATGCACCGCAGCGCCATCACCGTACTTGCGCTGTAGGTGCTTCATTTCCAGCAGGTAATCAATCTCCTCACCGTCTTGGTAGCGCTGGGTGAGCGCCGCAACCTCCCCGCTGTACGCCAGCTCGTTCAAGGTCTGCACAATCCCCACCACAGAATCCTGTGGCACGGCTTGTACTCCCCGCATAAGCTCGTCCATAATCACCCGCTCTTCACGGGATAGGTGCCCGGCCCGGAGGTTGAGCATGCTCTGCATCGCATCCCACTGCACTTCCTGGTGCTCCGGGTACGTGTTCCAGTACAACCCCACCCAGTCCAGAAGGTTCGACGTATCCGGAGCTAGCATGCTCTTAGGTATCTGCTCTCGCAGGCGGTTCCAGACCTTCTGCGTGCACATTGCACGTACAACTATTAGATCCAATTAGAGCCTCCTCAGTATTCTCGATTAAACTGGCTGGCCCCAGCTTCTCGGAAAGCGCGCAAAGCATCCGCAGCCTCCTCCGCAGTGGCGAACCAACCTAGATTTCGTGTCTTGTAGTTACGGCACACGCGGGCTCGGTAAGGCAGCCGCCCTCGGTTTGGCTTGTAGTCCACGCCCTTTACAGGCACCCGTGCATCTTTATGGTGCCGAGTGTTCATCATATTCTGACTGCGCGTACACAGCCGCAAATTGTCCTTGCGGTTGTCATGCCTAACCATGTTTACATGGTCAACATCCATACCCTCTGGAGGTAACTCCCCGTAGTACAGGGCCCACGCTAGGTGATGCCCCTGCCACGTCCGCCCACGCCAGCGCGGCCTAGCATATCCATGAGCTATACTTACCCGCCCCAATTTGGCACGGGTGCCCGGTACCTTGCTTATCCGTACGAGGAATCCCTCATTGTCCACAGTGAACGTGCGACGCAGCTCCACCACGTCATCCTGACTCAAGCGCATCTATAAGCTCCTGTATTGTAGAGTTTTTTGGGTCTGCAGCGAAGTAGTGCTCCCGGCATTGCATGAACGGGCGCAATGCTCGGCGCGCCGCCGCTACCCCAGCGTGCCCTGCTGGGTCATTGTCCAGCATCAGAATCACTTCCGGGCGATTCTGAATCAGCCAGGCTCGCAGCGGCGTGGGCAAGCGTGTACCCAGCATAGCTATAGCCTGCACGTTCAACGCACTGTAGCTCGTAACTGCGTGCTGTATCTTCCTCGCTGAGAGAAAGTCCTCGGTAAGCACGACCTTTAGAGGTGCGGCCGCAGCTACATCCGGTGCTACGGCAGGTGCCGCGGCAGCGAACGGTACCGGATGGCCGTACATTACCCACTTCGGTTGCTGTCGGGCATGCACTGCACGGCCCAGAGCAGCGCTTCCGACACGGAAGATTATCCGCTGTTTCTCTTTGCTCCATTCTGCATCCTCCACCATTTCAGGCATGATTCCCTTTGTGGTCAGGAATCCGTAAATAAAACTCTGCGTTTCCGCAGGCGCTTGGCTAATGCAAATTGCATCTGCAGGTGCAGAGGGCTGCACCCTCGGCTCTTCCTGTAACTGTATGCGCTGGTACTGCTTGTGCTCCTTGCCTACCTGCTTGCAGCGGTGGCAATAGTATTCCCAGGCATCAGGGTTATTGTAGAGCACCCCGGCGGCGTCCCTGCCGCAGCACCGAAAGCGTGCCTTCTGCCCCACGGCCAGGCGCTTGCACGCTCTAAGCCAGGGCTGGTCCATTATTGCACCTCTTGTATTTCTACCCCTAGATATTTATCACACAGACCGCACGGATGTCTTACGTCATCTACCAGTACATAGTACGCACAGGTTCCTTCCCCGTCGCCCACTATGCCATCAGCAGCAATATCTAAACGTACCGCCGGATAGACTTTGTTCAGCGTTAGATCCTGAGTGGCCGGGTTACATCCAGTAGCAGTTATCACTATATTGACAACCCTCATTGTGCTTTCTCCTTACGTTTGATTTCCATAGCCATGCGGCGAATGTCGTGTGCCAACTGCAGGGCTGCGTCAGGTTCCAGGTTGAGAGATAGTATATCGCCGTAAGCCAGAGGGTCAAACTTTTTACCGCTCTTCACTATGGCGATACTGAGGTGTCCCTCTAACTCCCAATGTGGCTGCACCAGCATGTGCTGGAAGTTATCTTCACCGGTAGTGCTGTTATAGTACATAACGCTATCCGGAACCGGCGGCAGCTCGTCCTCCGGTTCTTGGTACAGCTCGAAATTAAGGGCATACCAAGGATGCTTGCAGGAAGGTTTACTTACCCCGTCCACTTGTAACCAGTAACCACCGTCACTAACAGAAGTCACTATGTAGTAGATATCAAGACCTAATTCACTCAGAAATTCCGCGTCACCTAAACCGCATGATTTGCGTACAACCTTATCACCAACTTTAAATTTGAACATAATCAACCCTCCACAATATTATCGTATCCGCCCCAGTCCTGCACAACCCGGGTACCAAGTTCAACTAACTCATCACGAAAGCCGTAATCGGAGAACACCATGATGTACTCCGCCGCCTTGGCCGGGTTCTCTTGTACCCAGCTAACCAGTTGCTGTTTAGAAAGCTGCGACACTTCACGGAACGCGGCCAGCAATTGCGGGTCCTCGTCCGGTGGTAGGTCCCACAGCTGCCGTAAACCGAGCGTCGAGGCAGAGAGCCATTGGTCTGGCTCCACCACCTTCGGGTCACGCTCAATCGGAAGGTGCGAGAACGTACCATCTTGTAGTGCCCGCTCGAGCACTTGCCCCAGTATGTTCAGGTCCAGCACCTCATCCGGAGTGTGCTCGTGCATGTACCCTACACCGACGTTGGTGCACTCAGGAATGATGCCAACGAACTCAGCCGAGTCAGTATATACCCCCTTCTGTAAGTGCTGCTCCGTGCGTCCCAGGCGCTCTGCTAGGGTCTTGGCAAAGGTATCGGAGCAGCAGCGCATGTACCGTTGATGCGTTATGATACCGTCGCCGCGGCGGTCGAAACTAATCATCGCCTTGACCCCAGTCCAAAATCCAGAGTCATCCTTGACCGATGCAGCGCTACCCTCGCAGCCTACCTCTTCATCCACGAAGAAGCAGTAGCGGCCGTGCACCCCGCGCCGCAGCATCTCCAGCATCAGATAGATACCAGCACCGCAGTCAGCGCCCAAGCAGTCAGCTTGCTGCGGATTCTTTACGAACAGTACGCCCTTGTTAGTGCAGCCGACGTCCGGCGCAGCGCTGGTTGGGCGCGCCACTGTGTCGAGATGAGACGTAAACGCTACGTCACTTTGCTCTGAGTCCCCCACCAGCACGAAGTAGTTCCCGTGCTTGTCCTTTACGTAGTGCATACCACTACCCAGCGCCTGCATAAGCAGCGGCTCAAACCACTTAGTGCTTGCCCAGCTAGGCCGGTGCGTTTGCAGTATCTGCAATAGCAGCTGCATATCAATCCCGTGCGGATTCAAAAACATTAAGCTGCCTCCTCTACTTCTTCTGCATCATCGTTGCCCAGGTACTTCTCTCCCAGGCAATCAGCTGCATGCTCAGTGAGAATTAACCCGTGCACTGGGTGTTCTTCTGCGTGCTCAATAAGCACTTGCCGGTCCTGTGCATACACCAGTTCTTCTGAATCGTGTACTACCCCTTCTACTGCGCAGTGCTCAATGTCCCTGTCGTGCACGTAAGCGTCGTGGTAATCAGACCAGGTGCAGTCCCATTGGTTGTACAGACCGTCGCGCCCAACTGCGTGCACAAACTCCCCGTCTTCAACGCAACCATCGCACACCATACTATCATAGGCGGTTTCCTGCATGTCATCGACGGGGTAGCGCTCATCGCAGCAGCAGCACCGAGCAGTTGCTGCGCCTATGTAGATGAACCCTTCGGATTCTTGCGCCTCGTATTCGTAGTCGTCACGAATCAAAAAGGCATCACTACCTTCTTCATCCACCCCGCACTGGTTGCTGTCCAGGTATGGCATCAGTACCGCACCGGTATAGGTAGGGTGTGGTATGCGCGCCAGCATTACCCCTTCGAGACACCCAGTGTTTCTGGTGTACCCGTGCCCCCGCAGGATTGCATCCGCAGCATTGCCATAAGCGCGGACGTACTCGTTAGTTTCAGGCTTCACGATTGCCCGTGCCTGCACTTCGAAGTCGTCACCGAACAGCTCCCCGGTGTACTGGATGAACAGGCGCAGCCCATTATCCGGCAGCCCGTGACTGGTAGTAGCATACGCTCGCACAGGGCTATGCTCAAACGAGTACCCGCTCATGCAGCTGCTTGGGCCGTTCTCGTAGACGTTGTACCACTCCTGCTCGGTCTTGCACAGGTACGTTGTAGGCTCTACGTTCATAGCCTTGAGGTCTTCGATAGCATCGCGGAAGTCTACGCCATTGCCGTAGTAGTTAGCGAGCCACTTACCTACGCGCATCTCTACGCAGCGGTACTCAGTAACTGCGGCGAAGTTCTTGTGCATACGCGGCTGCCCCAGCATCACGATTGGCTCTCCGTTGCGGAAACCAAAGCCCAAAGGCACAGCGAATCTAGACACTACGAAGCCGTGCAACTTCATGAGCAGCGCTGCAGCGTGCACATCGCGGATGTATCTGCTGTAATCGTAGCCAGTGTATAAGCGGCGTTGCTGCTCTTCTGGCGCAAGCATAATGCGCTCAAATAACTGCACAGCCTGCTTGTGCACCTTGTAACCGGTGAACTCTTCTACACTAGCAACTACACGCTCAACCACTACATCGGCACCCTCATAAAAGTCGCGACGGTGTGCCAAGAACTTGCTGTCGATGGTGATTCGCGCCGGGGAAAAGAGTTCGTAGAAACGGTACAAGTCCACCTTTTGCAACGGGCCGCGAGTCATCGTTACTTCGCGATACTCTGGGTGCAGTATCCCGCCTATAGTCACCTCTAAGCCCGGGGTGTACGCACTTACAGTACGGAGACCCATAAGCGCCTGCAGTGGACCCTCCGTGTGGGGATGGTCAGCACCTTGCATTTGCAAGCCCTGGAACGGGGTCCAGTAATCACCACTGGAATACATTGATTCTTTCATTGGCAGTGCGTTTGCACCTTCCGGTAATACTACTTTCCACTCGATAGGTGCTGTGTTAGTTTCCTGCATTTTAGTTTTCTCCTGGGTTAATTGTATTTCATCGTGCATTAAGAGTTCAGCGTGTATACCACGCGGCGAGTTGTCGTTGCTTATAGTACGCGCGCACAGACGCCCTAAATCTTGTATACGCTCCACGATACCCATACCGTAGCAGTGCTGCAACCACATCGAACGCAATGTGCTCTTGCAATCTGCGCGCGGCAGATTCTGTATACTCTCGATAGGTTGTGAGAACAGTGCCAATACCCTCTTTTCTAACTCGGAGTAATCGACGCTCAACTGGCACGATTTGCTTGAGTTCATTAGGAACCTCTTTGAATGTTTCCCAAGTGCAGCCGCACTTACCTTGAGTCTCCAGCAGACGCCAAATCAGCAGCGCTGTTTCGTCTACTGTGAGCATACGCTGTCCTTGAACACCACGTTGCGGGCCACTAATACGGACCGGTCGCACAGAAGTATGAACATTCCGTCAAATGCGTAATCACCAAACCACGCGCCTAGGAATGGACAGTACCATTCTGCCGGATGAGCTAGGGGCGTATCTACCGATAAGCGGTAGTATGTACCCCTCAGGTTGTACACATCATACTTAATCATACCACACCCCGCACATTAAACCGGTAGCAGTAGCCGCGCAGGGTCATACCCAGGCGCTGCGCTTGTTTCTCATAGTGCTGGCGCAGTGCTGCCTTCGCGCTGTACTCTCGCGCCAGTCCTTCGATTGTTGGTTGCTGCCTACGCATCAGCAGCGTCTCAGGATTCTTTCCGTGCATACCCTACCTCAAATATCGTTGTTGCTCTTACCGTCCACCGTGAGCGTCACGGCGGCGTCCGGGTACTGCTCCTGCACAGCCACAAGGATGCTATAGGCTGTAATTAGTAAACTCTTCACTTCTTGCTAACGAACAGGATAATGAACAGTAATCGAAGAATCGGGCCGACAAGAAAGAATGCGCCAACTACTGCTAAGAATGTCATCATACTAACCCCCCTAATTGTGAATTTACAGTGTACCAGCCCTTGGGCTCTTTGCTGCTACCCTTAGTCTTGGTCTTGCCACGCACCGTGGTGCTGAACGTGGCGGATTGCTTGGTCTGCGTATACCCTGCACGGTTCAGGGCGTCCCGGCGCTTTCTCAACTCGGAGCCTGATAACTTCTCCAGCCCCTCGAATTGTTGTTTCAATTTATCACGGTATTTCATGTTCCCGCCTTTATGTGCCCTTTCAGTCTGGCAATCTCAGTACGCATACTGACTAACGCCGTTACCTGATTAGGGGTGAGACTCTGCGACGCAGAGAAGTGCTCTATTGTCCTTTCCAGTACCGAAATGCGCTTCCTCCACGCGGTTGCGTTTTGTCTGCGCCACCTATATTCAGCATCTATCAGCCTACCCATGCTTAGCTCCTGTATAACACTCAGCTAAGCATGATTGCTTAGGTCAGTGTTATCGGTTGGCGGGTTACTGATTCTAGTCAGCACCTGTACAACCGCGTTGATTCAGCCTCTTCGTGGTTTCCCCCGGCTCCCCAGTCGCACTGGGCTTGATGATTTCGTTTTCAGGGCACAATCATCTAAGCGCACCCGCTGTTTGTCGTCTCAGCTCTTGACGTTGCATCTTCACTGCTACTGGTTGTCTAGGTTGTGGTGGTCACTACACCATCGAGGTGCTGCACCTCCCCGCAAACCAGCTTACTACTTACTGCTCGGATTCAATCTAGCTTATGTTCTTCGCGGTGTCAACTCTTTTTATCGAGTATCTAACCCTTCACACTATCTAGCTTTAATCCGGCGGAGCCTCCCGGCTCGGTGTGATTGAACTATAGCCCTATTGAACCAAAAGAAGCAAGTACTATTTTCAACTTTTTATCTCTTAGAGCAAAAAGGGTAAGCAGGGCAAATACTTAGAGCCATACTAGGGATAGCTCTAGGGATAGCACTGTGCCGGCACTAGCTGTAGCCACTACTAGCCAATGCTAACCAGTACGAACCAATACTAGCCAATACTAGCCAATACTACCTAATACTGCATAGAGCAGAACAAAGTGCCCGTACGAAGTGAAAGGGCACGGAGTGATGCGGTGACTGTGTAGGTATGTCAGCCTACTGCGTAGGCACAGGGACATACTAGTGAGTACCTAGTGAGTGCATAGTGAGTAGTAGTATGTATAGTGCCCTAAAACCCTCCTACTCCTGTAACATCATTTCGTATTAGCTTTCGAATGAAAGGAGATAGCAAAGGGATAGCGCTGGGATAGCGGCGGAGTGTGCCGGGTAGTGGATGTGCGCCCTAGTGGGGAGCGCGCAGCGTAGCACAGAATCGGCACAATGTAAAGCACTAAGGATAGCCAGTGGATAGCCCAGTACGCACTAGGGATAGCACAGGCAGGCACTACAGCGCACTAGGTAGCCCACTATGGCCCCACTACTGGCCTCACTGGACAGGCACTAGAGGCCCGCAATGGACGCACAAAATAAGCAAGGCAGAGCGCACCCCTACGGCCCACAGGGAGCGCACAGGAGCCACACAGTGCCACGCACAGGCATAGCCATAGGGTAGCACTAGCAATAGCCCTAGAACGCAGCACAGGCCCGCTGAGGCCCCCTGGTGCGCACTAGCAGGCCCTATG